AATCTTATTGCTTTGTTTCCTGAGTTATCGCAAGCGGAAAGGGATGGGTTAGCGGCGTTTATTGAAAGTCAGCAAATGTTTTTGTTTAAATATATCATCCCAAGCGATGTGACGGTATTTACGGAAGCAGAAATGAAAGCGGCGGGGTGGCTACCTGATCCTGAAGAGTTATGAGAGGATTTATACTTTTAATTATCGCACTTTTGTTATCGGTACTTATTCTACCGATAGGTTTTGCCTTTCAGATAATCACCTCTATATTCAGATCCGTTGATAAGTACATGTTCACAATAGCAAAAAGCATCGACCAATTAGGCAATGTAGTATGTGAGCATCTGTTCAATGTTACTTTAATAAAAAAGAACGGTTATAAGTTTGGGAATGAAGATGTGACAATCAGTCACGTGTTGGGTATGAATGAGAAAGCAGATACTTTGAGTTTTGCAGGGAAGATGTTAGCTTGGTTATTAAATACAATAGATAAAGATCACAATCAAAAAGCAATAGAATATGGCGAAGGTTGAAGTAGGGATAGTGTGGCTGTTTAGTTTAATGACAATAGTAACGCAAAGCGATATTATGTTTGTCGGGTCGATAATTGCATCGGTAACGGTAACGCTTCGCAATTTGCCCGGTGCAATTAGAGTAATTAAATCACTTAAAAAGAAGTAATATGCCGGAATGGTTAAAAAGACTCACGAAAGCGGATATCCGTAACAGCCTTGCAATCATAGTTGTCTTAGGTTGTTTTGGGTTGATGTATTTATTACAGGTGAAGGCAATACCTAAAGAGAATCACGATATTGTAAACATCGTTGCAGGGTTTATTTTCGGTGGTGCGCTTGCCGGGGTGATCGGTTATTATTTTGGGGCAACCAAAACAGACAAAAACACAAAAGATGAGAATTGATCGCAAAATGCACTTAGGGGCTGGCTGCTTTGTTAGCTTCGTTGCTCTGATCTTTTTCGAGGCTATACATGCACATTGGATGTGGGTGGTTTGTTCTGTATTGGCAGCCGCTACATTTAAAGAGTTGAAGGATTTATATGATTATGGGAAGTTTGATCTTTTTGATTGGATTTACACTGTAATAGGTGGCAGCATCGGAATAGCACTCGCAATATTCACTTAGTGGAAAATATTTAACAATAATGGGTTATATGTGGAAAATATTTAACAATAATGGGTTATATGTGGAAAATATACATCATTTTTTGCGTTTTTTGGGTTACGTTATTTAGTTGCGTAACTGAAAAGAAAGCACGTAAATTCTTAGATAAAAAACCTGAATTTGCTGCTAAGGAGTGCGCACGTAGATTTCCTGTAAAGGAAACTACAGACACGGTTACCGTTATTGATTCATCAATGCTACAAGCTTATGAAATGGAGTTTGTTTACCTTTATCATTTACTTGATTCGGTTTTAGGTAAGCAGGTTAACGATAGCATCAAGAAAGAGATTGTAACCGTATTTCAGGAAAAGAAAGTGCCTGTTATCAAATACAAATACATCACAAAGACCGTTGAGAACACAGCCAAAAGTCAAGTATTACTTGACAGTTGCAGCAAAATAACAAACCAATATTTGTCAAATATTGACAAAATTAAAAAGGACAAAGAGGATTGTAGCAAAAAAACTATTGAGGCAATGGAGAAAGCCGAAAAGTATAAAAGTCAAAGAAACAAGCTTTACTGGTGGCTGCTTTTACTTTTGCTTATAATATTTAGACGGCCTATTATCAAAGGAGTTTCAAAATTAGTAACTAAATCCTGACAATATGTTTTTATCATTAGCCCCGATTTCTGAAAGTTTTGATATGTTTATAGCTTTGGTTTTTTGTTATTTGCCGCCCTTCATTTGGTTTTATTTTGGATATAAGGCAAGCAAAAGCGGAAGCAGATATAAAAAGCAAAAAGAAGGTTTCCCTTCCGGTTATTATGAGTGGGGCTACTCAGATGAAAATTTTTCCTTTTGGAAAACCGCACAATTTTATATCGGGGTGTTATGGCTGTTTTTCGGCTCCCTTTTCTTTTGGGCATTTATGTGGCCTGATCATTCGGATGTTTGGTTTGTCCAGTAAATTGTACAAAAAACTGGACAAAAAATAAAATATTATGTTGACATTTGTTTATCCTGTTTTGTCTGCTATTTTAGCCGCTTTTATTGAGTGGCTAAGAATTTCCAGCAACCAAGGAAAGGTGGCAAATGTTAGCAAATTTATTTCCGTAAACATTGCAGTTGTTTTATTTATCCTTTGCCTTTCTTTGTCGATTGATTACTATGATGAAGTATTGCCCGGTCACGTTTTAGTATATGCTATTTATTACATTGGGTGCAGGGGGTTAATTTACGATGTGTGTTTAAACACATTTAGGGGCTTGCCCTTTGATTATTTTAGCGAAACTACAAATAGCTTCACAGATAATTTAAGTCGCAAATTTGGCGGCTTTTGGGCTTTACGTGCGGTTTCTCTTTTGTTAGGTTTAATATTTGGTTATATATGGCTTTTATTAACATTAAATATGATTTAAGCGATCCTGATGATAGGCAAGCTGCTATGAGGGCAATGTATAGCCTCGATATGGCAGCTTTTATTTTTGAGGTATTATTGAACGGTAAAAAAAAATTCAGGGATTGCGAATCTGCTGATCAGATTTGGGAGTATTTATGGGAGGAAGCCCGGAATAACAATATCGACATTGAACAATTAATAAGCTAAATGAAACTACAAATAGCAAAAGAATACCGCGACAAATACGGCAATATACCTACATTACAGCTCGCCCGGATAATGTATAAAGAAAATATTAGCTTATTTAAAGATGTAGAAGATGCAAGATCAGTGCTAAGATATATCGAGGGTAAAAATGGAGAAAAAAAGAAAAAAAGTCTTACAGATAAAAAATATATATTAGAAGGCGAAAGACCACGCAACCCGTACAAACTGCCCGAATCTGAGGAAGCTAAATATGAGCCTTATATTTTAAAGGCAAAGAAACTGGCTGTTCTTTCAGACATCCACGTTCCTTATCATTCCGTCGATGCCATTACGGCGGCATTCGATAAAATAGCAGAGGAAAAGCCAGATGCGATTCTTTTAAATGGCGATACGGTGGATTTTTATGGCCTTTCTCGATTTATGAAAGATCCTCGAAAAAGATCAGTCGCACACGAATTACAGGCACTTAATGAGTTTTTAGACGTACTACAGCAATTCGGTGCAAAGATTATTTATAAGCTTGGGAATCACTGCGAAAGATACGAGCATTTTTTGATGCACAAGGCTCCCGAACTACTCGGCATTCCTGAATTTAGATTTGAGAATCTGCTTAAAGCAGGTGAACGCGGAATGGCTGTCGTAGGTGAGAAACGCATCATTAAGGCGAACAAGCTGAACATCATTCATGGCCATGAATATCCATCTGTATTTAGTCCGGTGAACATTGCCAGGGGTTTGTATATGAAAGGTAAAGTCTCTGCAATGCAGGGCCATAATCACGCCGTTTCAGAACATACCGAAACCGATATGAATGGCGAAATTGTTACAACGTGGTCTGTAGGCTGCCTTTGCGAGCTGAATCCTGCTTACATGCCTTTAAATAAGTGGTCGCACGGCTTCGCAATGGTTGATTTATCAGACAACGGCAAAGACTTTGAGGTAAGAAACTACCGTATTTATAAAGGTAAAATATTATGAGTGAGGATTCGCAAATACACGATTTTCGTGAATGGACTGAAAATGAGCTTTTACAAATTATCGACAGCTCTTTATCGGTTCTTAGCACCTTAGCAGAATTAACGGATTCCGAATACCGTACCTATGATGATGAATTAGACGACATTAATACCGTAAAAAAAAATACATTTAGAATTATTTTTGCAGCACAAAGGAAACTGAATAAATACATAAAAGAATATGAGCAAAGGAACAGCGATAATAAGGAAATTTGAAGGGTTAAAATTGCAAGCTTATCTGTGCCCTGCAAATGTGTGGACTATAGGTTACGGCTCAACATTTTACGAGAATGGCAGCAAGGTCGAACCTGGTGATAAAATTACTATTGAAAGGGCAGATCGTTTGTTATTTGAAATGGTAAAGCGGTTTGAATTAGGTGTAAAAGGTGTAGTGAAAAGTAATATAAATGAGAATCAATTAGGAGCCTTAACTTCTTTCGCTTTTAACGTAGGTGTCGGAGCATTGCAAAAAAGCACGCTTTTAAAAAAGGTAAACGCAAACCCGAATGACCCTACAATTAGAAATGAGTTTATGCGTTGGACAAAAGCCGGTGGTAAAGTATTAAACGGACTGGTAAAAAGAAGAGAGGCTGAAGCTGATTTATATTTTCAATCAATTTAGAAAATCCTCACCTTTATAGTCCGGATGTTCATCCCTCATATACTCAATCCCGTCTGCCCACATCACTCCAATTATGGTAAGCAGAAAAGCAATAATAGGAACTAGAATAACGGCTGTCATATTGTGAAAACGGTTTTAGTATAAAGATCGACATTAAAATAGGTATTTTCACATTTTTTGTAATATAAATGTTTGTAGTCACGGCAATAGCTGCCCATCGCTTGCCTTTTAATACCGAACTGATCAGCAATTTCGCTGGGTTTTTTGCCTTCTTTAAGAGCTTTTATAATGTTTTCTTTTAACTCGGGGGTCAGTGTTTGTTTGCCCATTTTTATAGATTTATATGTGAAAGGGTATAAAATATCTGTTTTTAGTACTATTTATGCCTTTTCGGGTATAAATTTAAACTCGGTCTAAGATAACTTTCCTTTGAAATAGAGGCGCAATCGGGCAGGGTACTTTTGAAAAATCTCGCATATGCAAGACGGTCGAATGATCACGCCCCAAAAACCTGCCAATACCTTTACTTGTAATATTTTCATATTTCAAATATAAGTACCTAACAAAATGAGTTCTTGCAGATACGTTTTCCTGCTTCCTGTTTATCTTTGCTGAGACTGGATCGAGGTTATGTATTTTACATATTTGTACCCATTCATTTTCAAGATTTGGGATTGTGTCAAGTCTTTCCGGGTAACCTATTTCACGTTTTATTACCGTGCGAGTTTTCAAAACTATCTGCTCAATCCTATTTAAAAGCGGTTTGGGTACACGCTTAAAAAATGGCTGTAGCTCATCCTCTATTAAGGACATTGCTTTATCTATCTTCATAATTTTTATTAGTAATTTAAAAACCCAGCGTCGAAAAGGTCATTGAAAATAATAGGAATCATCACAGGATCGTATTGCAGATCAACTTTTAAAAGCTTATCCTCTGTCATAGAGGTGGTTATTATCTGAAGGTGTTTGTATTTACAAATTTCCTGTAAATACTTTAACCTGCTTTCATTAATGTAAATGCTTATTTCTTTCATATTATAATATCCTTTTCGCTTGTTAATATAAAGACTTGGAAGCCTTGTTTTGTGAGTTCTGAGTGCCTGAATTTTTGCAGTTCGGTTGACTCATTACCCGGCTGCTTCACCTCTACAAAGACGGTTTTGCCGCCCTTAAGGCACATCAAATCCGGGATGCCATTGCAGTTGGTTTGAATTAGTTTTACAACGATCCACCCTGCATTTTCAAAGCGTGCTTTGATCTTTGCCTGTATTTTGGATTCCATAAATTAAAAACTATCTGCAAAAAGACCGAGAATAACGATAATGATAATGGCGATTGTCGCCTGTCTGTCCGTTAGATCGAATGAGGATTTTGTCATTGTTTAAGTTTTTAAAAGGGGGGGACAAATTGCCCCCCGGTGGTTAATTATTTTTATTTTCTATTGCACAAAATTCATTTGCAAAAAACATCAGTAATGCTACTTTGTTAGTGTTCCATTCTTTAGCTGTAATGCCTAATTCCTTTGCTGCTTTTACTGCTAATTTTCTAAATTCAGGATTTTCAATTAAATCAGTTCTACGCTTAAATTCGCTTTGGATTGTGATTGTTGTTGTCATGGCTTTTGGTTTTTTGTTATTTGTTTCCACAAAGTTAATATCTTTTTGAATACAAAACAAAATATTTTTTGCAGCCCCTACGGGATTCGAACCCGTACCCCTCCGCCTATTGCGAAGTTGCTACCCTTTGCCCATATCTATTGGGTTACACCAAGGGGCTGACCAAAAAGACCCCGCCGCTGATCTTACGGTAAGCGGGCAGGGTACATTACCATTTTGTTGACCTCACCAAAATGGTCAGTATTTTCCATTTTGGAAATAACTCATTTGTAATATCCGTTTAAATACATATCTACAATATCATCATGATCAGTCTCGAAAGCCATTGGATTATTTGCTGCAACTTTATTCATCCAATTCATTAAATCTATTAGTTTTTGCCTTTCCTGCTCCTTCTCCATTTGTTTGGCTTGTTCAAATAATGGTTGTGAGTGTATTAAAGAATATCTATCCTTTAATTTTTGTTGCAACCATTCAACGGCGGTTAATTGTTTATCTTCCATATCATTCAATTTCAAAATCCTGTTTAAAATAGCTCAAAGTATAGTCTTTTTTCTGCTTCACCATTTTATAAATACGCTCCTCAATCCCGCCATCCGCAAAAAGCCAGTAAACCTTTGCCGCCTCCTCCCGATCCTTACTTTGCAGCCTTGCCCGCGCCTGCCAATAGGAAACCGCGCTAAAGTCGATATTAAGCATTATAAGAGCCTCGGCGGTTGAGAGGTTAATTCCTTCGCGGCCGCTGCTTATCTGCGATAGAAACATCTTAGAATCGCTTTTGGCGAACTCCTCAGGGTTTGAGGTGAAGCGGTCGTAACCAAAAGTTAAATAAAGCATTTGTTCCTCGGCCCTGTATTTGTAGAAAATAGCGATCTTTTTGCCTTTGTAGTTCTCTTTTATCCAATAAGCTTTTGTGCGGTCAAAGATTAAACTTTGCTCTTTTTGGTCGATAACCGTACCGGAATAACATTGATGCAGCTTAGACATAAGAGCCGCGCCGGTGTCTGCCAACACCACGTTGCCGTTATTACCGTGAAAAATTCTGTCTTTCTTAAGCTTATCGGCAAGGTAATACGTTGAAGGTTGCATCTTTATTTTTACAACTTCCTCAATTACATCCTGTTTAAATCCTGCCTGCTCCTGGGTGAATGGGATGATTAAATGATCTGTCATAGCTTTGATTTTTTGTTGATTTGCATTTGAATAGTCGTTTACTTTTAAACCTTTGAAGTATTTAAGTCGAACATCCACGAAGTTTACAGCCCATTTGTAGAAGTTTATATAATCTCGAAAAGGTGAAAAGCTACTAATATGAAGCTGATGAAAAAGCTGGCTGTAACTTTCAGGCGTTGGCGTGCCGCTTAAATATATGATCGGTTTACCTTTGCAGATGTTTTTCAGAATCTTTACTTTGTTTGCAGGTTTAGGATATTGACCTAAGCAGTGAGCCTCATCTAATATTATCAGATCAGGCAAATATTGCAGATTATGCAACTGTTCGTAATTAGTAACGGCAATCTCAAATGATAAATTCAACGCTTTATGATCCGACAAAATTCCATCAATCACTTTCTTTTTTGTCACAAATAAAACCCTTTTTTGCGACAGATTCTCAGCGGTTAATAAGGCGGTGGCGGTTTTGCCTGTCCTCACTTGCATCGCTAAATATACTAATCCGTGTTTGCGGATTATGTCGGCTGCGCGTTTGGATATGTCGATTTGGTATGGGCGTGGTTGCATTAGCATAAAATTCCTTCGTCAGCAAATGAAAAATAACTTTTGTCAGTCAATATTAAATGATCAAGTAATTCAATATCTAAAAGCTTTAAAGCTTGTTTTATTTTACTTGTATAATCTTTATCTGCTAAACTTGGATCAAGGTTCCCGGATGGGTGGTTGTGGCAAAGTATAACGCCTGTTGCTAATGATTCAAAAGCATATTTTGCAACTATACGTGGATCAATAACTGTCCCTGTAATTCCTCCCTGAGAAATTTTTGCAAATCCGATTGTTTTATTTGCTCTATTAAGAAGAAGTAAAAAAGAAGATTCGTAAATTTCAATATCATCAGAATAAAATTGCCTACAGAATTTAAAGCTATCGTTTGAGCATCTTATTTGTATTGCAGGGAATTCGCTTTGTATTTTTTTAAGTTCGTAGAGTTTAGCCGTCTTTATCATATTTTTTAATTTAAGCCTGTTAATAAAAAAACACCCTCTTACTTTATTTCAGAGGGTGAATGTAATTAGAACGGAGATTCTTCTTCCGTTAATTTTTCTGTGAATAATGTTTTCCAGAACTTCTCAAAGTATTCAAGCTGCTTTGAGTTGTCGTAAACAAACTGCCCTTTAACTTTTACCTTCTCAAGTTCTGGTAGATCGCCAGGGTTATCCTTTGACCATTTCCACTTTAATGCCTTGCCGTTTTGATTGACAAAGATCGTTGTCTGAGGTTTGCCGTTCTCGCCTGTTTTGCTCGATGCGATCAGCTTCACAGGTTGGCTAAGATCAGCATTTGCAATGGCATTTGTCAGACCTCTGTAATAGCCCGAATCAGTGCGAACCTGAACAAGATACTTTTGCCCTGCATCCTCAAGAATCAACTTGAGTTTGCGGAACTTAGTACCCTGATACTCATCATCCTGAAACTCAATGGATGTAATCAATCCGTCAACGGCATCGAACAGCTCAATGTCCCCATTGGCGTTCTTACGAGCAAATTTGCCCTCTTTCATGTTTAGGTAGGTAATCCCTCCTGATGTATTGGATAAGCCCATAATTAAGCCGGGTGACCGTTGCCCGGTGCGGTTAAGAGTTTATATTGTTCAATGAATTTGTTTTGTACGTACTCAGTTTGACTTTGGTATTCAATCGCTTCATTTTCCTCATGGGTGTATAAAAACTCATCCCAGGTAATCTCATCAATCTCTATATCTTCACCTATTAAATAACAGTCGGCTGTTAAGGTTACTTGTAAAGTCCAGTCGTAGGCATTTACCTCGTGTTTAATTGTGATTCTCATAACTTATGGCTGATTTGGTAGGTTAATTGTTTTGGTTTGCTGTTTTCGTTTTCTGCAAGCCATAACTGATGGGTTGCCTTAAATAACTGCGAATCCTGCAAAGTATCTTCTTTTGTGATAAGCTGCCAGCCGATGCCTTGAATGTCACCTTTTTTGCCATCCGTTCTTGTTTTAGCGTTAAGCCATAAGATCGCTACTTTGTCAACCTCGGCTCCGATGCTGAACATTAAATTACGATAGGCGGCAAGCTGTAGCCAGTATGAAGGATAGATTGCATTTGATGTTTTAATGTCTAACAGGATACGTTCACCGTTCATATTAATAACGCGGTCAATGGTGCCAGCATACCCAAGATCCTTGCTGATAATATTTAACTCAATGTAGTCGGTTACAAATTGAAACCGTCTCCGAAATTCTACATACCTCTCAAACATTGCCCACTCATTCAACTTATAATCAATAGAGCCGTTATCGTTTACAAGCTTCACCTCTGCACCTTCATCATATTGCTCAGTGAGTTTGTGAACTATCGATCCCCTGCGCCCTGCTTCGTCTCTGATCTCATCGGCATCTTTGCCAGCTTCCTTAAGCCAGTTGAAATAAGCTGCGCCCTTTGGGTAAGCCTCAAGGATAGTTGTTACGGAGGGAACATAGCCGCCGTCATCTGTAATATAGAAGCGGCTGTCTAAGAAGGTTAGTTGTTTGTTGTTAATTGTGTACATAAGCTTAAAGATTAAGTTTGTAATGCAAATATAAATTAAATTTTGAATAAACAAAAAATATTTTGACTTTTGTCAAAAATCAATAATTATGGAACAAAAAAAGAAACGCGGCGCAAAGCCAAAGCCGGAAGGCGAAAAGAAAAAAGTAGTACAATTCTACATAAAAGAAAAACTACATAGCAAATTTATTAAGGAGGTTACTCCAATCTTTAAAAAATACTCAGCATGATGTTTATACAAAAAGATAATTTAATTATTGAAATAAATACAGGTGAAGTTTACTTTAATTTAAATGAATTACCAAAAAATATTCAATTAAATAATTGCACAAAAATTAATGACGTAAAAAAATTTATTGAATCTCATGTAAATTATTGTAATACTTATATAAGTAACAATATATATAAACCTTATTTAGATCGATTAAATGAATTAAAAAATATTTTATGAGTGATATAACAAAACAAAATGTTTTAACTTATAAAGTTCAAATGACTGGAGAATATATTTATTGTAATCGTTTTGAAAATAAAAAAGTAGAATATCTTATTGGCAGATTTGAAAAAGATGATGAATCTTTTTTATTTTTTGATCATGAAGTAACTCAGTTTTTTAAATGTAATTACACTAATAATATTTTAGAAAGCAGAAAACTTTATTCAAGATATGCTATTGTAAAAAATAAATATAATAAAGATATAAAGTTTATACAAAATAAACTTTACAAAATAACAAAAAATAAAATTGAGCCTATATTATGAACATTTACGACTATCTCGAACAGGGAGAGATTATTGACAAAGCCTGCTTTGTTGCTGCAAAGGAATTGATTGA